ATTCTACAAGATATAAATCTACAAGATATAGAGCAAAACACCAAACGCTAGAGCCATTGATATTAAAAGTGTACAGAAGCAAAAAAACGCTACGTGTTACCGATTGTCACATTCCCCGTTACCGATTGTCACAAAAAAGGGGTCTTCGTGATACCGATTGTCAAATAAAAACAGCTACGTGTTACCGATTGTCACATCCTAAAAATTAAAATATCGGGAAGTCGGTTATAGGGATTCAGATATATATTCTACAAGATATAAATCTACAAGATATAGAGCAAAACACCAAACGCTAGAGCCATTGATATTAAAAGTGTACAGAAGCAAAAAAAACGCTACGTGTTACCGATTGTCACATTCCCCGTTACCGATTGTCACAAAAAAAGGGGTCTTCGTGATACCGATTGTCACATAAAAAACAGCTACGTGTTACCGATTGTCACATCTAAAAAATTAAAAATATGGGAAGTCGGTTATTAGGGAGTTCGATTCTCTCTCTTCCCACCAAATTCGATTACAAAGGGGTAATAAATATGGATTTAATGCAAAATGTATTCAAGGATTATGATATTAGTTCTCTTAAAATTTTTTATACGATTTTAAGATTTATGAAGATGGAACAGCTTATTACAGAGCAAGACTCTAAGGCACACCCTACAGGATATTATCACTGTGAGCTCCACATTAGAGAAATTGCAAAAGCTATTAATTATAAAGCTAGGCACATAGAAAGACTCGAAAATTTAGGGAAAAAAGCTTCTGAAGTATTTCACAGAGGAATAGGAACTAAAGGGGATGAAGTTGATGAATTTGGAAATTATGAATATGAGACTATTCATCCAATCTATAGACATAAATATAAAGACGGAATGTTCTCTGTAGATATTCCTGTAAGTGTTTTTGAAGATTTGAATACATTTTTCTTAATCGAAAAAATAGATGAACTTATGAAATTAGATGACAAAATAACTTTTAGACTTTATCAAATTTTGTTTTCAAATATCAAGAAAGGAACATTCACAATTCATCTAAATCACTTTAATTCTTTAATGGGGACATCTTACGAAACAAGAATTTTAAGTAATAAAATTAAAGAGGCAATTAAAGAAATCAATGATAAAACAGATATTTCTATTGATAATAAATCTATTGAACCAGTTTATAAAAAAGAAAATGCCAGGGAAAAATTAGTTTCTTTAAAACTAAATTATTCAAGAAAAACAGCAGAGCCAAAAGTAAAATGCTAGTATCAAAAGTATTTTAGCTGAAGCTATTGAAAAGACTTGCTTAAACAGATTTTTTGATAAGAAATATAAAACAAATATATCTCTTCATAACTCTGTAATTAATAATCTAATCACTGAGTTCTCAGAAGATATAGTTCTTAAAGCACTTAGTTCTATCAGAAAAGATTTGAATGTTGATATAGCTAGAAGTTTACAAGCTTATATGACGAAATGCTGTCATACAGAAGCTGAAAACATTAGAATCCTTCAAGAAATAGAAACTGAAAAACAACAAAAAATAGACGCCCAAAAAGAAACTGAAAAACAACAAGATCTTGAAATTGAACAAAAGAAAAATTCAAATGAAGAAATTTGGGCAACTTTTGAAAATATGAATGAAACTGAAAAAGCAGAAACAATTGAAAAAGCAGCACAATATTACTTAAAACAATCAGATGCTGAAAAGTTTATACCAGTAACAAAAGCTATTTTTGATAAAAATATTAAAGCTTATATAATTTCAGTTCTAAAAGGAGCGTAATGCTTATGTATATTGAAGTTGTAGTTGATACTGATAGAAAAGAATTTGAGAAAAAAATTATTGATATTCAAAATAATCATGATATTTATGATTGCGATTTTGATAAATACGGAGATACGCTTTTTTATAAAGCTTATTGCAATGATTAGGTCTCAACGCTTGAGACAACACTCCTTTTTATTTTTATTGAACAGGGTAAAGGGCTTTCACACCTTTACCCAACCCCTAAAAAAGGTATAAACAAGCGTTTATATAAATAAAAAAACGATATAGCAAGAGTTTTTTCGTGTGTTTTCTCTTGCACAAATATTTTAATCTTGGAGGAAAAATGATTAGTCCAGTAATGCTTATATGCTTTGTTTTGTTAGGAATATTAGTATGGCTTGCTGTACTAATGAGTAAAATAGATAAACTTGAAGATTTAGTTGAAACTAAAAATGATAGATTAGCAGAACTTGAAGTTATTTTAGAAGAACTTGTTTCTCAAGAAATGAATGAGGTTCCCCCCTAAAGTTGTATTTAAAATCCAATATTCTAACAAAACAAAGGGAGGATTTATGAAAAAAATAATTTTATTAGGGGCTTTGGCTCTTTCAATAACAGCTTGTACAGTATTAAAAACTAGCAATGAAATAGTTCTTAATGATGGGACAAAAGTAGGTGTAGCTGTATCCGTAGAGGAAAAAGTCACTACAGAATCATCAATTGAGGTGACTAGTAATGGCGGATTTTAATTTAGGAGTTAAGAAAGTTTTGAATGTTGAAAAAGGCTACTCAAACCACAAAAGTGACTCTGGAGGAGAAACAATGTGGGGAATAACCATAGCAGTTGCCCGTGAGCATGGATACAAGGGTGCAATGAAAGAAATGCCTTTAAGTGTTGCTCTAATGATATACAAAAAAGCATATTGGGATGTCCTAGAGCTTGACCTTATCAAAAGTCAAGTAGTAGCTGAAATAGTGTTTGATATTTCTGTCAATGCAGGGCAAGAGAGAGCAGCAATTTTCTTACAAAAAGCAGTCAATTTGATGACAAGAAATAATATTGAACCTGATGGGGATATAGGAAATATAACAATAGGCAGAGTTAATGAACTAATGGGACCTAATCTGGAAAAAGCAGTAAGAATAATTTCAGCTTTAGCTACTACACATTATATAAAATGCTGTGAAATTGCTGAAAAAAATGAAGATTTCTTATTTGGATGGCTTAGAAGAGGGCAAGGGTACATTGAGAGGTTGAGTTAAAATGGATGAACAATTTATAGCTAAAGTAGAAGTTCATTCTGAAAAAATAAAAAATCTTGAAGATTTCAAAGAAGGACAAGAAAAGAAAAATGAAACGATAGAAAACAAACTTGATGGAGTAGATAAAAATTTTACTGTTCATTTAACAAAATTTCAATATATTGAAAGAATTGTAATAGGAGCAGTTGCTTTAGGATTAGTGGCATTAGGAAATCAATTATTAGGTTTAATACAAAAATAAGGGGGATTAAATGAAAGAAATTTTAATAGCGTGGATACCATATTTTGTCATGGCATTGTCATGCATAATCACATTTTATATTAGTAAATCATCAAAGAATGACATTATTACAAAGACTGCAAAGATAGCAGTCGAAAAAGTAGCAGAACATTTTTCTGATTTTGACAATTTGGATAAGCTAGCTATAGCTGTCAATATAACTTATGAACTTTTACCAAAATGGATGAAATGGTTTGTAAAAAAGAAATATTTGGAAGATATTGTTGAGATAACATATAAAGGCATGAAAGCTTATTTGAAATCTAAAGATAAAAACATTTCTATTGCAGCAATGAATTCTGCGTTAATTTTAGCAGCCGATAACACAAAAGAAGCAATTGGGAAATCATATAATCTTAATCCAAATATTGTTCATAATAAACAACTTGAAGAGATTAATCTGAAGTCAGAAGAGAAGTTCAATAAAATTTGGGCAACTGCTGATTATAAGACAAATTTTAAAAATGAAAAAGAGCTTATGGCTCAGTTAGGATTTAAAAAAGAATTTTAAGGTGGGTGCAAAACTATGAGCGCAAATACAAACGAAATAAAAGTTGAAATCCCACAAAATATGTATGGGACAGTAACTATTGAGATTGTCGACGGCCAAGCAATGTTTGTAAATGTTGCACCCCGCCTAAAAGTCGACAATAGTCAAAATAATATAAATATTGCGAAAGCATTAAAAGAAATTTTTTAAGCCCAGATTATCTGGGCTTTTTTAGGAGAAGTTATGGAGAGGTTCTTAGAGTATTTAATAACCCATTATATGAGTGACAATACAATTAATACTTATTATAGAACTGCTAAGTATTTTCTACAGTCCTACAATAAAAAAGATATAAATAAAATTACTAAAAATGATATAAAAAATTATTATTTACACCTTGAAAATAAAGGGCTAAAAGGAAAAAGTATATCTGTTTATTTTGAGGGATTGAGATCATATATTAAGTACCTTTACTATTTTGAAGATATTATTACGCCAATAACAAAAATAAGAAATGGGAAAGCTTATGCAGATGATATTCCTAGAATGAAATTTGAGCCAAAATTAAATAATACACTTGAATTATCTACTCACGAAGTAAATAGATTAAAGCTAAAGATTGAGGAAGAAAAGGACTGGAGAACATTACTTATAGTTGAACTTATGAGCAGTACTGGATTAAGAATTCATGAAGTATTGGGCATAAGAACTAGGCAGATACTTGAAAAGGAAATAGAAGTAAAAGGGAAAGGCGGAAAATATAGACATATTTATCCAACAGGAAGAGTAAGAACTCTGGCCAGAAATCATATTAAAGAGAATAAAGTTAATACAGAGTTTCTTTTTAAGGGGAACTTAGATAAAACATTGGCTAAATGTACAGTTAATAGAATTTTGAAGATATATGCTAAAAAATGTAAAGTAGATAAAGAAAAAGTATTTCCACATAATTTTAGACATTTTTTCACTATCCAAGAAATAAAGAGAGGGACACCTCTAAATGAGTTAGCTTTAAAATTAGGTATAAATGATATAAAAGTTCTATCTATCTACCAATCAAGAAATCTTACAAAATAAAAATCAAATTATTTAGAGAATTAAGAGACTCTAAATAGGAAAGTTTAAGAACTGATGAATTAAGTTCTTTTTAAAGATTTTTAATAATCAATATATGTTAAGGAATTATGTTGAATATTTTAAAAAATTAGTGATAAAAATAGTGCTAAACCTGTAAGCCAAGATACTTAAAAGCTAGAAAACAATAAAATGACAACTGTAAGACAAAAGTGCCTACTTTGTAAGAAAAAAGGGGCTATTTGTGAGTAGGGGTCTTTGTATAAAATAACATCTGTTATGTAGCCTAATTGGTGCTCCTTCAAGGGTGTTTTGGTCTGAAAATTAAAATTCAACAATACAAAATTTAAAAACAAAATATCAAAAAAAGTATCTCTAAAAAATTTCACTTGTTCACAAGCTATATTGAAATTGATTTCTAATTTGTATCACGATAACTATTCTTAAAAAACTTTATAAAAATAATGTCAAAATAACTTGAAATAATGTTTGTTTGATAGTATAATTTAATTATCAAGATAACTAACGTTAATTTGACAATTTAAGGAGGGTTTTTTATGATAGGAAATTACTTTGGATATTTGAGAATAAGTACAAAAGAATCAAGCGATAAACAGAGTTTCGCAAGACAAATAAAAGGTTTAACAAATTACGCAAATGACAATAACATAAATTATACATTACAACTTAAAGATGATACTACAGGTTCTACATTCGAGAGGGAAGAGTGGAAGAGATTAGAAAAATTAGTTCAAAAGGGCGATACGATTATATTTAAAGAAATATCAAGATTTACTAGAGAGGCTGAGGAAGGTTATAAGAAATATATGGAACTTCTTGAAAAAGGGGTTAATTTAATTTTTATTGATAATCCTACTGTTAGTACAGATTATATTAAGAATCTTACTAAAGTTGCTGAAGGTCAAAACTTAGTAACTAAAACAGCCCTTGAAGGTATTATAAAGCTTCTTTTGATTGTAGAGTTAGATAGAGTAGAGCAAGAAAGAGAAATACTTATTAAAAGAATTAAGCAAGGAATAGATGCAAGTCCAAAAAAATCGGGAAGAAAAACAGGTACTTTAGAGAAAATGAATGCAGAACTTGAGAAAGATATTAAGCTTTTCATCAATGATAGAAGTATCAAACAAATAGATTTGATGAAGAAACATAATATATCAAGGAATACCCTAAAGAAGTATGTGCAGGCTCTAAAGAATTCGTAAGAACTTCCCGAAAAGGGGAGTTTTTTTTATGGAAAAAGAAGAGTTCAGAAATGAATTAATAGAACAATTGAAGAAAGATATTAAGTCGCTTGAGGATGCATATAATATATCCTCAGATGTAGTCAAAGAAGCTCTAAAGAACACTCTTACTAAGAAAAGAATGATACTAAAGAATTTAGAGAGAAGAGCTTCAAAAGATGCAGTAAATCAAGATTTAAAGACAAAAGATAGGTCAAATGGAGTGATTAACTCTAATAAATATAAAAAGGCTAAGAATGAGTATCAATACAGGTTAGCTAACAGTATACCTATCAAGGTCAAAGATTTGTGTAAAAAGTATAAAGTAAATGAAAATACTATGTATCAATGGATTGGAAGATATGATTGGAAAGATTTGACTGGATTTATTAATATAAGACCTGATTTATTAGACGTTACCCCAGAAGAAAAAGAAAAGATGATAAAGACTACTGTAAAAGGAAAGAATATCCTTACCCAAGAGTTTATGAATGACCTAGCTGAACTGGTTAAGTTTGTAGATAGTAAAGGAAAAGGATATTCAATAAAACAAATATGCTCTGAACTAAATGATAAAGGTCATGATATATCAGAGAGCTATCTCTATAAGCTTAAAGGGAATAATATGACTATATTTAAGATATTTGAGGCAGGAGAAAAGATTAGAGAAGTTGAGCAGTCGTTGTATAAAAGAGCAACTGGGCAAGGAAAAATAAAATCGGTCAAAGTAAAAGAGATTGCGACCAAAGAGGGAATTGTAGAGTTAAAAGAAGAGACAATATCTGAAAAAGAAGCGGATGTTAATGCTGCTAAGTTCTTCTTAGAAAAGAGAGATAGCAAGAACTGGGGAGTAACTTCCAAGGAAGAGGAAGGAACTACTATTGTTATTAATATAGGTGGTTTAGATGAAGATTGAGTTAAACATTAAGCCAGAAAGCTTTAATCAAATATACTTACACACTCTTAAATATAACGACCCAAAGAAATATGAGGTTATTGAAAAAGTCTACTATGGAGGTTCTGGAGGAGGAAAGTCTGAGGCAATAGTTAGACTGGATATACTTAAGGATTGGTTAACGATTCCTGGTAATAACGGTGTAATTATTATGGAACATGCAACTGTAGTTAGAAAAATTGCATTTCCTTTAATAAAAAAAGTATTGAAGCAGTGGTTAGGTCTAAAATGGGAAGACCAAATTACTTGTAAAGATAGAGAGATGCACTTTATAAATAAGACTAATGGAAATGAGATATTCTGCTTAGGATGTGAGAACCCTGATGATTTGAAGGGTATTACATTTGAGAATGGAATACTTACTTTTGCATGGGTAGAAGAGGCGGACAATGTTGTTGAGGAAATCCACGATACTTTAGAGCAAAGAATGAGAGGAGAGTTACCTCCTGGTGTGCAATTTAGAATTATCATGTCTTATAATCCAACCGAAGAGGATAAATGGTGTTATGCAAACTATGTTCCAGGGATTGAGTTCAAAACCAATTATCGACAAGAAGGACCAAAAACTTATTTTGGAGACAGGTATCAACTATATGATAGAGTCTTACCACTACCAAGAGAAGATGGAACTATTATAGAAGAAATTATTCCTGTTCTTGTACTTAAAACTACTTGTGAAGACAATAGATTTGTTAATAATAAATATAGGGCTAAATTAAGGAATCAAACTCCAGATAAAAGAGAGATTTACTATTTTGGAAATGCAGGAGTTAAGGAAGACCCCAAAAATATTATTCCTGTAGAAATGGTAAGAATTGCTATGGAATATAAACAGCCAAGCGAATCGGGGATGATACTAGGAATTGGTGCTGACCCTTCAGGAGATGGACCAGATAAAATGGTTTTCAAGGCAAGATATGGGAACAATGAATTAGAGTTATTGGCAGGAGAGAAAGAATTTGAGAGTACATCAACTACAGATTTTGCGAGGCATATTGCAGAACTTGGCAAGAGGCTAGAAAATAGAATAATTAAAGAATACGGTGAAGCTCCCAGTATGGTTCTTTGCAATGTGGATAAAACGGGTGTAGGTAAAGGAACATTTGATACGTTAGAAGACATACAAAGCTCAGGAGATCTAAAAAATTGGTACATAAACGGTGTACACTTTGGAGGAACAGACTGTGATGATATTTATGGAAATATTGCAGCTGCTATGTATTTTAATATTAGAGAAAAGGTTATGATTAGGGGAATTCACCTAGTAGATTGTTCAAAAACTAAAACGCAATTATGTACAAGACAATACTTTTCATTAACACAAAAAACAGGTACTAGATATTTTATAGAACCGAAAGATAAGTATAAAAAAAGAAGGAAATGTGGTTCACCTGACTATGCAGATGCCACGGTTTTGGCGTTTTGGGAGCCGTTTGAAAGTGAAACTAATTATTTGCCAAGTGGCGAAATAATATCAGCTTAGGAGGAAATATGGGATTTTTTAGCAAGAAAAAAGCAGGAGACCCTAGCGAAGCAAATCAAGAAATAAAACAAGCTTTAGCTAGTACATTGTTATCGGAACTTACATATAGCTTTAAGGATGTAATGAGCGATGATGATATTGATAAAATGTTAAAAGATGATGACATAAGTATTGCAGTAGAAAATATGAAAAATGTAGTGGCAGGTAGAGAATGGAAAATAGGAACAATAAACCAAGAGGATAGCGAACTTGCCAAAGAAATAGAAAATAGATTTGCAAATATTGATATTGCCTCTTTATCAAGAAAAGTTATAGAAGCTAAATTTTATAAAAATGCTTTATTTTATTTAATTTGGAATCAAGAGGAATATAGAATTGATAAGATACTGCAAATCCCTAAAAAATCTTACTCTTACAGTAGAGATAAAAAAAATTGGTATGTAAAAACAGGAAGTTCAGAAACATATATTGAAAATCCTTTTGAGTTTTTACTTGTAATCAATGATGAATCAATAGATTTACCTCAAGGAAAATCAGATTTGGAAACATTATTTAAACAATATCAAGTCAAAGCCAGTATTGATGAAAAGATAGCAAGTATTATTAATAAATATGGTGAAATAATAACTTGGTTTTTATACGATGTTAAAGCTAAAAAAGAAGAAATAAAAGAACAAGCTCAGATGCTTAAAGATATGTATGGAAAGCAAGTAGTGGCAATACCAGGGAGACAAGGGACAGAGCAAGGTAAACAATTTGGGTTTATTTCTTTGGCCGACTTAAAACTTGATATGCACTTTAAAGCAGCTGAAAAGTATGAGAAAAAAGTAAAAAGACATATTCAAGGTTCAACTCTGGCAACAGATGAAAGTTCGGGCGGTGGAAACTTTGCTTTAGGTTCTGTTCATGCAGATGAAAAAGAAAAAAAAGAAGAGAGTAATTTTAAGTTTCTAAGGGATAGCTTGCAACATTTAATAAAACTTGATGGGAAATTATATGGATATGATTCTAATCTATTTTTCTTCAAATTTGAGAAAGAAAAAGATGAAGAGAAAGAAATCAAGATTGGAAAAGATAAGGAAGAACTTAACAGAACTAAATTATCTAAATTTAGAGATTTAAAAGAATTAGGGATAAACGTTTCTATAGAGTTTATAGCTAAAGAGTTGGGAATAGATATATCAGAACTTGGAGAAATGGAAACATATGTTGAAATTGCAAAATTTGAAAAGTTATCACAAATGGGATACAAAGTTTCAAAAGATTTCTTGGCTAAAAATTTAGGAATAGATCCTGGTGCATTAGAAGAAATAGAAATTGTACCTCCAACAGAATTTTCTGAGAAAAAAAGTGATAGAAAAAAGCAGTTAGAGGCTATTTACATGAAGTATTCGAAGTAGATAGTCTCGAAAAGATAGATGAATTTACAGAAAGTATTTATAAGCAACTTGAATTTCTATTTAAAAAAGATTTTAAACTAGACGATTTAAAAAACTTAAGTTTAGATTATTCAATGCTTGAAGACATGCTTATTTTATCAAAGCTTAAAGGATATGCAGATGAAAAAACGGAAGAACTTGAGTTTGTTGAAGAGTTAAATATTTTTAAAATGAATTTTAATGAAGCTATTAAGTATTTAACTGAAAGATTTCCCATTTTATTTGATAATCTTGAAGAAATTACACAAGAAGTAAGAAAAAATTTCTTTTGGATTAAAAAATCAACAGATTTAGAGATAACAAAATCACTATTGGAAAGCTTAAAATCCAGTATAGAAAGTAAACTTTCATTAAAAGACTGGAGAAAAAACTCAAAAGATATTCTTGAAAAATCAGGATTTGGAGATAAAGGATATTATACAGAAAATGTATTTAGAACAAATGTAAGAAGTTTCTATTCAGCAGGTCATTATGAAGCTCAAAGTAAGAATATAAATAACAAACCTTACTGGCTATATGATGGAATAGAGGATGGAAGAGAAAGAGAACATACCAGAATGTATAATGGAAAAGTATTCAAAGCTGATGACCCAATTTGGCAGAGGATATATCCACCAAATGGATATCAATGTAGATGTAGAGTCATAGCTCTTGATTATGAGCAAGTAATAAGAGAGGGTTATAGCATTTTTGAACCTACCCAAGAGGAAAGAGAATATGACTTAGGAGTATTTGAAGGCTTACCAGGGAATACTAATTGGGAATCCAAAATTAAGAAAAAATCAAAGATTGTAGATGGCTTATTAAAGGATATAGGTGATTTAGATGAAGCTTGATATAAAATTTAATTTTAATAAAGTACATGCAAAAATTGATAAAATGAGAGATAAAATGACCAACTTAGAGCCTTTAATGGAAGAAATAGGAGAGGATATTGAGAGCGAAACTGCTCTTAATTTCTCTAGGTCAAGAAGTCCAAATGGAGAAGCATGGACTCCTTTAAGTGAAGCTACAAAGAAGCAAAGAAGAGGTGACGGAAGTAGAGCTAAAATATTGATGGATAAAGGAATTTTAAGTGGTTCAATAGCCAAGGAAACAGGTAAAAATTATGTGAGAGTGTGGTCTACATGTTCTTATGCAAAAACTCATCAATTCGGAGCTACTATTAATCAAGAAGTAAAAGCAAGAACTCAAAATATGTATTGGAAATACAGTAAAAGTAGTGGGAACATGAGATTATCTAAAAAGAGTAAATCAAACTTTATGACTACTCATGAAGCTAAAGGATACAGTAGAAGTATCTCAATACCAGCGAGGCCTTTTTTAGGGTTGAATAGAGCAATGGCTAATAGGTATATTAAGATGATAAGGGAGTATGTGGGGGAGAAGTAATGAAAAAAGTTAAAAATATTTAATAAAAGTAAAAAAAATTGACATTAGATATTAATAGTCGTATAATATGTATGTAGATATATTTATATATCTTAAATGAAGTTTATCTTCATTAACGTCGTTCTGTGGACAAAAAGGTACAGAATGTAAGTAGGAAGTTACTTGCACCCGCTGGAGGGCTTGAAATATATCCTGACTTGCCATAAAGCTAGGCTATTAGCTTTCAACTTCGTATAAGCCTAAGGGCTTTTTTTTTTCGAAAGGATTTTATGCCCGAAACATTACTTCCACTAACTGTGAGACCAGAATTATCTAAAATAACATTAAAACAATTGCAAGATTTTTATATGTTATATTTATATCCTTATGAATATAAGTATAACTTGGATAATGGAATAACAGTAGTTTTAAATTTCGAATTAGACCAATTTGCTCATTTAGCAGGCTTACATTATATTAAAACTAATGATAGAAAATTTAAAAAATATAAAGGATCTTATGCCTATGATTTAATAAATAGCGGAGATCTTACTATTGAGGAATTAAAGAAAGTTAATAGAGGAGAATTCAATAGTCAAAAACAAAGATTGTTAAGCACTCACTTAATATATCATATAGTAAATGCTCCAAATGAATTTATTATAGATTTCAAACCACCTGAAGGGGATAAATCTAAAATGCAAACAGATTTAATAATGCATTCAGATAAAGTAGGTAAATCTCTAGTTTTAGGGATAAGGAAAGTTGACATTGATAATAATATCTATATCTGCGCACCGAATACTCTATTAATAAATAGAAATGAAAAATATACCGATGGACAAGACACATTTAAAATTAATGAATATTCTGTAGTAAAAAAAATAAAGGATGAAATCGAATAATGATTTCATCCTTATTTACTATAAAAACCAACTATAAACCCAACAAGAAACTGTCGGCAAAAATGACAACACTAATAACAAAGTCAAATTGGTAAAAAAGTAAAATGCTATAAATTTAATAAGAAATTTTGTATCGATACTTTGCTCTCGAAATATCATATCTCTAAATAATTTCATTAAAATTACTATTCCAGAAACAAAACTAGTGTTTAACAACAAAACTGTTGAGATGGCTTTATTTATAGATAAATCTCCTAATTTACTAAAAATATTAAAATTAATAAAAATAAAACCGAGAAAACCAACCATAAAAGAAAAAATTCCAAATAAGTTTGCCTTAATGTCATTAACATCTCTTGTAGTTTCTGTTATATTCTTTCTAGTTGCTTTTAGATTAGTAAAAGTAATTAAAACTTTTTCTTTAAGATCTTTAACTTCTTGTACAGTATCTTGTATAGTATCAATATCGCATTTCAACTTATATTGTTGACTCAAAGCTAACATTTCTCTATGCTTATCATGAATTTCTTCAAATATTTTCAGTATATCTAGGCCACTTAATATTTGTTCTTTTTCTAAATGAGGTCTATATATATGAGAAAGCATTATTTTATTTTTTATTTGCTCTGCGATTTCTCCCATAGAAATTTTTATATGTTCTTGAAATTCAATGTCTATTTTTTCATCATAATCTTCCGAGGTATAACTTTCATATTTTTCTTTGTAGACTTCATGAAAACCCTTAAAATCATTTACTAAAGAGTCATAACCTGATAAGGCCATTTAAGGTGTCCTTTTCTTTATAATAATTAGAAATACTTATTTTAGTAATTTTATTTGTTGAGGGCATATAATCATTAAGAGTTCCTCTGGCATTTCTCCATGGCTGTTCATCGTGAGAAACAATTTCTAATTCTTTACCATCTGAAGCTCCATAATATTTTAAAAGCTTATCTAAAAAGTTGTTAATATTAGAGTCTACATCAAAATCAATTGATTGATTGGGAAGATTGTACCAAGAATAGCCTTTATAATTACCATATACATTAGGAACAACAGGACCATGTGCCCAAGCTTCAAAATCATCTTCAAATAAAAAACTTCCATTATGTTCTTGAGTATAATGTCCTTGCGCAAAATAAAGTAATTTTTGTAATTTCAAATTTGTAATTTCTCTACCTAATTCGTGGCATTTGTTTATTAAAATTTTAGCAATTATCTTTGCATTTATATTCATTTAATACACCACCTATTCTATAATTTTCACAAAAATAATAACATAAAAACAATAAATTGTCAAAATTATAACTTGCAAATAAATATATTATATATATAAAGCCAAAGGCTTAGTACCATTAATTTTAGATACTAAGCCTTTTACTTGTTAATCTTCGTTCATATTTTCTTTAATCCATGTCCATTCTGTTTCAGATAACCAACCTTTTATTGGTCCTGTAACCTTAGTTACTAAAAGTCTATCTGAACCATCGAGATGTTTTGATAAACGGTCAATAATGTCCTGCTGACTAAGATTAGTTTTAACCAAAAAAGTAGATTCTAAGTATTTACACCATATACCCAAGCTTTTAATTTCTTCCTTTAAATCTTCGTACTTTTGACCAGGAGAATTTAGGTCATAGCTAATATGATATCTTCCCATAAGTTTCCCTCCCCTCTATTTAGATTTTATTTATTCTCTAATTTTTGAAAGTGTAAGTCAATAAAATAATTTAAAACTTTTTTATTTTCCCTCTAGCGACAATTAAAAATACTTGATACACTATAACAAATCAAATACATCTTGTACCAGAAAACTGGGCAAGTCTTAATATCAAAGCTTTTATTAGCTTTATTAAGACTCGCCCAGTTTTTTGTTTTTGTATTTTTTTTATAAAAAACAGAGGGAGGTGAAATTATGAAAATTTTTAAAATTGGTAAATATCCACAAGGTGATTTTTCAAAGAAAGATCTTGAGGGCATGATTGCGAATTTAAATTCCGTTCCTGGCATCTTGGGGCATACTTCAGGTTGGAGAGAATTAAAAGTTCCTTCTCAGGCAATTCCTAGAGCAGCCGAATTTTCAAATCTAAGAGTTCAAGGTGATTACATTGAAGCAGATGTAGCCCTTACAGAATTTGGGAAGAAATTTGTATCTGGAGGAGCCATTAAAGACATATCGGTAGAGATTAGCAAAGAGAATAATAAGATTCTAAGAATAGGAATGCTTGGAGCAGTTCCTCCACAAATTAAGGACTTAGATACATTACAAAGCTTGGAGTTTTCTGATACAGATGTAGAAAGCTTAATTATTGAATTTAGTGAAGGAGAAGGTGAAAAAAAAGTGGAATTACAACAAATATTAGATGCTTTAGGGAGCATCCCTTTAGAAGGAAGGTTACAAATAGTAAAATCCATAGGTAATGGGATTACTCAAGATGAGAAAAAAACATTCAGAGCTTTAACCTATGAATTTTCAGAAATGAATATTGATGATGTAAGAGAATTTGCTCAAAAAAATGATATTACTATTATCGAAAAACCTAATGAAACAAAAGAACAGATGGAAGCTAGATTAAGAGCTGAAATTAAGCAAGAGACTTTATTAAATGAATTTTCAGAAAAATCAAAGATTAAAGTTATACCTGCTATGCAAAATAAAGTTAATTTCATAGCAAAAGAATTAATCAAGTCAACAGCAACTGAAGTAGAGTTCTCTGAAAATGAAAAAGGAGACCTATACAGTGCATTTACTGAGCTTATATTAGGAAAAGAAACTGTATTGCCTGATGCAAACTTGGAGTTTGGAGAAATAACAAATAATGAAAAAGGTTCTGCCACAAAAACTGCTGAAGTAATGTGGGGACAAAATTAATTAAGGGGGATTAAGATGGCAAGTTTAACACTAGTAGAAGAAAACGACTACGACAAATTAGTTTTAGGAAACACTCAATTAGACAGGCTTTGTCTTATTGATAAAGCAGTAGGAAAAATAGCGCATGGACAAGTTTTGGCATTAGATATATCTACAGGAAAATTAGTAAATTATGATCCTGCAGTAGAGGGTGCAAAAGGAGTTTTTACTGTTTATACAGGACAAACTTTAGCTGATGTTCCTACAGCAGATTTTATTGGAACAACGGCTTGTTTTGGTACAAGAGTTGATAAGTCAAAACTAGTAGGGATTGAACTAACAACTGATTTTGAAGGACAACACAAACTATACTTAGCAGGGATTTTATTAGAGGAGGTTAAATAATTATGTTATCAATAGAACAAATAGACTGGTTAGGAGCTTACCAATTAGCACCTATAGCAACAATGAATTTTTTTACAACTTTAGCTGCAATGGGGAAATCTCCTTTTACAACAAAAGCTAAAACAATATTATTTGATGAAGTAAAAAACGCTGCAAGCCAAGCAAAAATATTGCCAAGAAATGCAGAATTTCCAGTAGGTAAAAAAGATGGAGTGAAGCAACAAGCAGTAACTCCAGATATTATTAAAGACTCTCAAGTATTTTCGGCAGCAGATGACATTGAGACAGTTCCTGGGCAAGTGTACCTACAAGGTAAACCTGTTAGCAATGCTGACAAAAAAAGAAATGATAGAATTCAAAAATTAAAAACTTCTATTGAAGAAAAAAGAGAAGCTGTATCGGCTGAGATGTTTTTTAAACAAACTTACACATCAGAAGATGGAACTGTATTAAATTTCACCAAGGGAGCTACAGCGAGTTTAACAGCTGCAAAAGGATTTGATGCTGAAGCAAGAGCACAAGAAACTGCATACCAAAAAGAAAACAAAATGTATCCAACTCATAGATTTATCAGTTTTGATGTTTATGACAAATTAGTTGCCATAGAGGAAGCAAAACCAAACTCTTTATCAGCGACTACTTTAGGAGCTGAAAAAATTGGAAATCAAGAAATCCAATACATGCTTAGAGGCGGTAAAAAATACTATGTATTACCTGATGCTGTAGATTGCAAAGGAAATCCTCTAACATCAACAAAACAATTAATCTTATTTAATACAAATGCATTAATGCCAGCTTATGCAGGACTTGCAAATGTTGTTAATGGAAAACCTTCAATGGAAGAGGCTGACGTAATAATAAGAGAAACTTCAGCAAATGAAAAAACTACGGCTGCTGAAACTCTTGGAGAATCTGCTTATGTTACTTTACCTGTTATACCAAAAGCTATTAGATTCTGTACTTTTGATGTTTTAGCAAATTTAAAATAGCATAAGGAGGATATATGGATATACCTCAAATTGGAATAGAAACTTTACCACAAAAGGTCATTGACGACCTTTTGTGGGCATACGGTGGGATAACTCAAGTAGAACTTGAAACTAGAATTACAGCTCTAAATAAGACCGCTGAAAGTCACATTAAAGCCAGTATCAACAACTTTAATGTATTAAGAGTTGAAGAATGGGAAATTCTAAAAGAACCATTTATTATTTGGCAGTTATATTCAAAGCTTGAGCAAGAGCAAATCACTAAAGATAAGAGAGAAGACTATTACATGCTTATCGATTCAATAAACAGAAAGCAAAGTGAAAGTTCTACTCCAATAGACACTGAGACAGAAACGAAAGGAATTATGGTGTTTTAATATGATTGAAGTAATCAAAAACATTCTTAAAACGAAGGGAATAACTAGCAAAGTTGATTCTCTAAGAAGCTTTACACAGAACAATAAAATTTCAGCTTGCATTATACCAGAAGATTTTGACAGGGTTAGCAATGGTATTTTAAGTAAAAAAGAAAACTTTAAGCTTGAAATATATATATTTCACTCAATCCAATCTGGGAATGTTGAAGATTTTAGTAAATCAATAAAAGGCCTAGTCAATGATTTGGAAGACAGTGAAGACTTAAAAAGAAAACTTATAAAGTCTAACTTTAGTGTGAAATATGATTTAAATCAAGAAAAACACTGGATGGTTTTATTGACTATCACAGGAGAAACAAGAAGATAGGAGGAACAACATGCAATCAAGAGTTTTAATAGGGGTATCAAATAACCCTATAACAAGTTTAGACGAAGTTGATGAATTCTTTAGAGTGAATTCAGAGGAACCAAGTTTTGGAAATGAGCCTGTTTTGGCAGCAGATGAGAGTCTTACAGGTAAAAGAGCACAAACAGCGGGGGCATTAGTTAGATTAAAGAGTTCATTTAGCAACTCATTAGTAGCAACAAAAGATACTTTAAAATTATTGCTTGAATGTGCAGGATTTAAAGTTGAAACTGTAGGTTTAGATTTAGTTTACACTCTAAATGATAAAATAACTAAATATGCAATAATCGTATTGGACCATCCAGATGAAAATATGTTCCATTGGTTTACTGGAGCTCAGATAAACTCAATGACATTTGACATTATTTTAGATAATTTAGTAAAGCTTAATAGTGTTGATTGGGCAACTTTGGAGCATAAAACAGTTGCAGACCAAAATTTTAGCACTTATGCTTTGGCAAATACAATTACTATCACAGAAATTACTGATGAAAAATTAGTTGTTAATGATGCTAAATTTAGACTAGATGCAACAGATCTTGAAACTGTTTTGGAGAAAGTTTCATTCTCAATACAAAACAATCTTGAAGCTACAAAAGGTTTTAGTGGCTTACAGAATACAAGAATAAAAATAAGCGGTGCTCAAACTATAGAACCAGAACTTTCTATTCAGAAGTTTGATAAAGCTTTATATAACTCAATAGATTCTAAATTAAAAGGATACTCAAAATGTGTAGCATCTTTAAAATTAGGCTTAGCAAGTGACACAATTATAGAATTTCCAGATATAAGAATAAAGCAAAATCAATTATCTGACTTAGCAGGAGCAGGACAAATGACTGTTCAAGCAGATGCTTATTTAGATATAGCAACAGGAACAAACTTAAAAATAACATTAAAAAATGAAGGAGTGTAATAAATAATGAAGATTAATTTTAATGATGGATTAGACATAGAACAAATTGAAGTAGAGGGAAATAGAATAAAAAATACCGTTAAAGTATTCTTGGGTGAGAATTATGTAGAGGGAAAATTGGCTGTTACTATGTTAACAAAGGAAGAATTTAGAAATAAAAAGATTAATTTGTTAAAAGTAAATAGTTTAAAAGATAATGATTTTTCATTAAGAGAAACTGCTGCTACTGCTGACTTTATAAGTTCATCTGATATTCAAAAAGTATTAATGGGAAGTATAACAGCTATTGGAATCGAAGGAAATAGCTCAGCAACAGAAATAAAAAAAGACAAAGAAGCTGAAAGAATAAAAGCAATAGAAAAATTATCAGAAGACAATGCAATTATCTTAATGCTTGTTGAAAAGTATGTAGAAGTAGTAATGGAATATAACGGATTCTCTAATAAGGGAAAGCAAGAGAACACAGAGAAAGAAAAGAAAGAAGAGACAAGCTCCTCAGACAAATAAGGGGAATGGTGGCAAAAACGCCACCTGCCTCTGATGAGAGTTATTCTCTGAGAAAAGAAATTTCAGATGTAATTTTCTTTCATACTAGGTCAATCCCTATGAGTAACTGTATAGAACTTGACCATAACTCATATAATGGAGAACTCTACGATAAACCGTGGGATTGGGTAGACAATATTCGGCTAATAATTGAATGTTGGAATACAGTGAATAGCGAAAAGAAAAAATAAAATATAGTTTTTATCCTTTGAAAAGGAGGGATTATGAGCGCAACAACCGCAGATGATGAAGTTCAAATTATGATTAGAACTCTTGTAGAAGATTCTGGGCTTGCAGAAATTCAAGAGCGACTAAAAGAATTTGAAGAAGAAATTAGAAAAGTACAAAAAGAAATGAAGAAAATGACTTCAATAATTGACCAAGCTAAAAGAATACATACTGCTTATGCTAGAGCAATGAGAGAAGTACAAGCCGCTGCATATGCAGCAACAAAGAAAATAATAGAGCTTGGAAATGCAGTTAATAAAACTTGCAAAGCAATAGACAATGGATTCAGAAATATTATTGCTGTAACAGCTCTTATTGGCGCCATGTTCATTTCATTAGCAAGTGATGCTAATGAAATGAACAATAAATTTAATGTAGTATTCGGAAATCTTAGCTCAGAAGTAGATAAATGGGCAGGTAGTTATGGAAGAGCAATTAACAGAAGTAAGAATTCGATTAAAGGAATGCTTACAGAGAATCAAGACTTATTTGTAGGAATGGGAATGAGTAGAGAAGCTGCTATGAATTTCTCAAAACAAGTAGTTATGCTTACTAATGACTTAGCTTCTTTTAATAACTTAGACACTAAAAGAGCTAGTGAGCTTATGATGTCTTCTCTTATGGGAGAAAGTCAAGCTGCTAGAAGTCTAGGTGCAAATATTCTTGAAGCACAATTAAATGTTACTGCTATGCAAATGGGCTACAAAAAATATTCAGACAAGATGGATGAAGTCACAAAAATGACAATTAGATACAACACTATTCTTAGGCAGAATGGTGATGCTATGGGAGACAGTACTAGAACTGCTTGGGACTGGGCTAATGTAAGCAGAGGTTTAATTGATAATTTAAAAGAATTGGCTGCAATTATAACAGCATATGTTCTGCCTTCATTAGCAGAAACCGCAGGTAGCTATCTTGAAATTGTATATAATGTTAAAGATTATGTAACTAATAACAAGGTTTTAATGGTGTCATTAGCAGATGTTATATTAGGATTTCTAAAAATGATAGGAACAATATTCCTTGTAGCACAAGCTATTAATATATTAACTTCACCAATGTTTTTTGCAATTGCAGCTCTTGCATTATTGTATGCAGCATGGGAAACAAATTTTTATGGTATCAGAGATATTATGCAAAAAATAATGGATTTTGTTACTGAACATCCAATTATTTCAGCATTCTTAGGGTTTACAGCATGGGCTGTAGCACCTCTTATTATAAATTTTGCTTTTGCTTTTGTTGGAGAAACTTTAGCTGCAATGTTAACTGCTGCTTTAATTGGCGCAGGGTTAAAAACAGGAACTGGATTAGCTGCTCTAGGATGGAATGGAGCTGCAGAAATTGGTGCAGGAGCTATGCTTGGTGGAGTTATCCTTGGTGGTTTCATGATTGGAGTAGGTATTTCTATTCTTAGTGGTGGTACTAAAGACATTGCTGATTATATAGCTAAAACAAAACAATCAATTGTAGATGGTATAGAGGCATGGAAAAATGATAGGGAAGTATTTACTTCTGCCCTTAAAGATGTCTTCAAATTAGCTATGAAAGATGCACTAAATGCTGTTTTCGATATGAGTTTAACATTTATAGGAATAGATTCCAATAAAGTTAAAAAATTCTTTAAAAGTCTTCTTACTTTTGACCAAAAAGAAGTGGTAAACAATAATAACTCAGCAAAAAAAATATTAGGGAAACAATGGACTGGTGGTTTATCTGGATTTGATACAGGCGGATACACAGGCCTTGGAGGAGTTTTTGAACCTGCAGGAATCGTTCATAAGGGTGAATATGTTATCCCTAAATGGATGGTAAATAATAATCCCGATTTAATTGGTTCATTGGAATCTCAAAGATTAAGAGGATACGATTCTGGTGGAGGAACTTCAGGAACAACTAGAAGCTTTTCAAAAAAATCAGATACTAGCTTTTCTAGAAAAATAGCTAATGAAGTTATAAGCATATTACAAAAGGGTGGAAAAGATAGTGAAGGTGTAGATAAAATGACAAATGCTATTAACGGTTTAGCAGGTCTTTTTGAAACATTTACAACTTCACTAAATACAAGCACATCTGAACTGATGAAGTCTGTAAATAGCGCGAGTAAGGATGCTGAAAACTATAAAGCTACTGCTATGGAATCTTTAGGTACTAGTACTGGTACTGATGAAGATGGAAAGAAGAAAAAAGGCAAAGAATTGTTTGACTTTGCAAAAGAACAAAGCAAATTTTTTCAAGAAATGACAGGATTAGATATAACTAATCCATCGGAAAAATACTTTGAAGAATACAATCAATTTTTAAAGTCATCATTAAGTAAAGTAATAGATGAGAACCAACCTCAATCAAAGATAGACGAAATCAGTAAATTATTTAAAGAGAATTCTTTAAAACTTGAAGGTGCAAAACTGGAATCAAAACGCTTGGAGGAACTTAAAAAAGAAGCAGAAGAGTTTAAGAGCCTTATGCAAAAATCTCTTGAAACTGCTATGTCAAACGCTCTTGCAACAGGGAACCTCCAAGATTTCAAAACTTCATTAGGAAATTCTGCTTATGATTCTCTAAAAAGTAATATGATGAAGGCTTTTTCCGAATCAAAAATTTACCAAGATATGTTTGCAAAATGGTTTAACACTGATGATATTAAACTAACAGGCGACATGGAAGGAGATTTTAAATTAATCCAAGAAAAGCTTAAAGAGGCTGAAGATAAACTAAAAGCCGCTGGATTAACTGTAGATTCAAAAGAAAAAGAACGGAAAGAAAAGTTCAATAATGAAGTAAATAATTTTTCTAATGCCTTATCCTCAGTAGCAAGTCAGCTAAATAATGATTTTCTGAATGCTCTTAGTACAAGTGTTAGTGGCATTATCTCGTTTATGAATGCTTTAACTACTTTCCAACTAGGTGGCGCATTAAACTCTATGACAGGTGCTTTGGGAATGATAGGCGCAGTGGTCGGAGTAGTTCAAGGAATATCATCTTCATTGGATAGCAAAAGAGATGCTAAAAATGATGCACAACTGCAATTATATGAGGAAAACACGAAGGCTCTTGAAGTTTTAGGAACAAAACTAGATGATATGACTTCTCAATTCTCGACTGTAGCTGATTCTATTATCAAAAGCTTGGCTTCTAATCCTACACTGGCTAGAACAGCACAAAGTTCATCTACATTAAGTAATATGTTAAACATTATTGATGAGAATAAAAGTTTTGGACAAATGAGCTTTGTAGCAGACTATAAAAAAGATGTTCTTATTGGTTCTGATAAACATAGAAAAGAGACCTTTTCTTTTGGACCAAATATTGATGATTATAATTATGATCAATTGAAGGCTTATAGAGAACAACTAAACTCATTAAATAACAGTAGTTTCTCTGCAATGGCACAAGGACAAAATATAGCTTGGGATAGCTCTGATTGGGGCGATTACTTATTAGGTAATACTGGGGGAATCCTAGGAAGTTTATTTGGTTTTGGTGATTATGAATTCAATGGAATTGATAGTTCAAACCTTGAGGAATATAAGAAAAATCTTGATACTTATTTAAAAGCTTATGAGGAAATTGTTCAAAAGCAAAAGGAAATTACTAGGACTTCTACCCTCGAAAGTTTTGAGGGAATAGAAAAATTAGCTGATGATGATCTTAGAGAACAATATCAAAAAATGTTTGAAGATATGGGGCTTGACCCTGCTCAATATGCTGCGGATATTGAAGAAATGGTTCAAGCAAATAATATTCTTATAACTGCTACAGATGATGTGAGAAGTGCATGGATAACAGCAGTAGCTGAAGGTCAAAATACTGGAGACGCTATGCTTACAAGTTTAAGCTCATACTTCTCTAAAATGGTTAATAATATAGCAAGTGTTCTTTATGATACTGATATGAGTAACTTTGATAGTGTTGCTACTGATTACTTTAGTAATTTCTCAAATGCTTTAGCAAATGCAAAAATTAATGGCAGCGATATTCTTTCAACTATGAAAGATTACTTAAAAGGTTCTGATACTCAGAATTTCATCAACGAAATATTAAACGTAAAAGAAGCTAATAAAAATATTGATGAGATTGCAAAGGTTCTTAGAGAGGAACTTTTGAAAGCAGGGCTTACTGATGAAGATATTGACAATTTAGGAATTATTGATAGTGCTAGACAAAAGTTCTTAGATGTTATCGAAGAAGTAAAAAACGCTCTAAAAACTGCAATAGAAAAGGGCCTTGAAACTGGTTCTTTGGTCGATTTCAAAAAATCTTTGGGAGATAGTATTTATAGTTCTGCTAAAGATGCTCTTGTTACTGCTTTTTCAGAAAGTGCAGTGTACAAAGAGATGTTTGCAAAATGGTTTGAAGTATCGAATGTTGAATTTACTGGAAATTTAGACACTGATTTCGCAACTATTCAAAGTATGTTAGATGAGCTTAGAGCAAAACTAAGAGAAAATAATATGGATAGTACCGCTGACGATGGTTCAGATACAACTAGTTCAGATTCTTCATCCTCATATTATACTGGTAGTTCTTCAGCAGGTACATCTACAGGCACTTCTGTTGTTGAATATCATTATCATTTTGATTTTACGAATGCTAATGTTTACAACAAAGAAGAGGTAAAAGAACTGATAATTGATACTATAAATGATACTAAGAAGGTATAAGGGGGTATATAAATGTTGATAGATAGTTATAAACAAGAAAGTAATTATAAAAGAGAATATAAGTTAATCAATGTCAACGAAGGTATAGACCTTATACCTTTTATAGACGATGGAAATTTAAGTTACAGCAAATTTGAGCAAGAAAAGGATGGGTCAATGAGTGCTAACTCTATGAGTTTCACTCTGACTTTTCCGTATAACATGATTGTTATTGATTCTGTCTTAGACATTCTCTATATAGATGATAGTGTTTTAACTGAT